GACCAGTTTCGTTAAGCTTACCTTTTTTATCTATTTGCTTCGATGCTACTTTTTTAAGTACGGGGCTGCCAATCTTTTGTGCCATCATGGACCAGAATTCTGCTTGCTTAGGATCCATGCCTAGGAAGCCTTTTGCTGCATCGGCGGCTTTTCCTCCTGAACTTCCCATTATACCGAGGGTAGAATTTCCTACACCTAGACCTCCTCCTGCTATTTTAAGTCCTTCTCCAAAGGTTCCTGCTAGTCCAGTTGCTGCTGCTGTACCGAGGCCAGAACCAAGTCCTGCCATCGCTGCTGTTCCACCAGCTGACAGAGCTGATGCTCCTATAGCAGCAGTGGATCCAATAGTAGGCATTAAGTTTGCGCCTACAAGAAACGGTAGTGACGCTACCATTATCCTGCCCTCCTAATTTTTAAAGAGTCATTTCTGCTCCTGTTTTTACTACGACTCATGGGTCTCCCTTTAGTTGAACTTCCTTTGTAATGTGCGGCGTCTCTAGGATCACCTACTGCTAACCCTAACTCCTTACGTAGCCTGTTAGCGTCGACTCTTAACTTAAGACCTTTCTTAGTCTTATTGTATTTTTTCTGTGGTCCTTTACGGTTACCGTTAGCATACCTAGGCCCTGATTTCCGTTTTCTTCCCATACAGCCTCCTCTGGACAAGTTCTGGGTCGACTTTTGGCATTACTGCTGCCAGTTTGTGTAGTGGGTTCCCCTCGTAAGCGACTCCACTAATGTCATTCTTTACTAGCCAATCACAAGCGGCTTTAAGTTCGTGAGCCGTAGCTTCACCGCTTCTAACCCTTTTAAGGAACTCTTCTGTGACTAGATTGTGTAATTCGTTAAATTGTTCTTCTGTTGCTTTTTTAGTCATTACGCTCAGGCTCTTTGCTGGGCTTTAGTTTGTTGAGTAGAGTTTGTACACTTTGGATGACGCTATTCTCCTTCAATGGAGACAGAGCAATCAGTTCTGATGCTAAGGCTACGATCACCCAAAATGCGGGCTCGGATAGAAATAATAGTTCCATTTATTCAGTGGTTGATTTGGTTAATAAAGCTATAGGTACGATATCATTACACATATGCTCTACTCTAGATCCAGGTCTAAAAGTAAACCCTTTCTGCTGCAGTTCTGCACATTTAAGTGCTCTTACAAGTTCATAATCAAGCATCTGTTTCTGCTCTCTACGTTTAGCTATAGACTTACATCTATTCACAGTACCCCAATCTAAAGGGACCATAAAGCTAATCTGAGCACCCCAGTTATTACTTGTTACGTAACTTTCATTGTCAAATGGTATCGTATCGTTACCCATATAAAATGGGGATAAAGTCATAGTAGGACCATTACATATGATCCCACCGCCGTAGTGCTGCCTTGAAGGGGCACCATTATTCTGAAACTGTACTGCCTGGTTAGTTACGTTACCAGTAGCGTTACTCTCAGGGGCTGCTGTGTTATACACATCATCAGCCATTACAGGGTTTACTGCGAGAAGACTGAAAGCGAGGTAGTAGTGGAGTTTGTTGTAATACTTCGATCGATGTCGATCTGTTCTACTACTCCTGCTGGTCTGACTACAGTCTCTATCTGAAACTGTTCTCCCGCTGTATGAACTGTGAATGTTGTCTGTGGGTCTACGATGTTCCCACTGGGTACTACGTTGGTTCCTGACCAACTGTTGTAAGTACCTCCAAATACTTCTTGGTCTATGACCTCGGTTACTACTTGTGTCGTAATCGTGGTTGCTTGCATTGATCCTTGGGTGAACTGTGGTGTTATTTGATTTGCTCTTACTGCTGTCGGAAACAACAGTAGGAGTAAAAGCCATTTGTTCATTCGTTTGCATTTGTAGGTTCGACAACTTCGGCTCCATTAATCTGTAGCGGGGTGACTACTCTGATTGTCTGGTAGCCTTGGGATGAATTTGCTTTAGCTATCATTTGTTCCATGTCTGCTTTAGTCATGGTATTCTTATCCTTCTTATTGATGTTCAATCCAAAAGATCCAATCACTGAAGTAAAGATACTAGCAATGAAGGTTGGGTCAAACTTCTGTTCAGGAATAGCTAAATAAGCTGGGAGTTGAATATAAGCCAGAGTAAGGATTGCTCCACTCCAAGCTAATACAACTAATCTTACCATTACGCCGATAAGGGCTAGCTGTTCGTCTCTATCGTCAACAGCGTGTTTAATTTTGTTCAGTAATCCCTTCGGTTGGGGTTCCGTCTTTTCCAAGTTTCTTCTGAATACGTTTTACTACCTGCATAAATACAGGTTTTAATATCTTAACTAAATAATTAAACATTGAAGTAGCAGTAAGAGTCGCTACTACAGAGACTGCAGCAGTAGTTGCCGCAGTCGCTACAATTTCTTCCCTTGGAACTGGTATCTCTACTTCTGTCCAAGGGATGTTTATCTTCCGTACTTCCGGTATTGGGTTCTCCTTTTGTTCCTCTGGCTCTTCCTTTACTTCTTCTTCCCCCTCTCTAGGAACGCCTACAGGGGGGCTTAAAAACTCTGGAGGAGTAATCATAGGTTGATAGGATGGAACGTCCGCTGTAGGGACAGCTAGGATAGGCTCAGGAAGCATTGGTGGTTCAGGTATAACCTGACCAGGAAGATTGATGGAAGGGAAGATAGGAGGTTCGGTCATTATGACTTAATCCTGTGCTGTCCAAATACATGCCCAACCACTGTAACCAGTCGAGGTAGAACTTACTCCATAGTTTGCAGAAGGGATTGTAAATGATTCACCTGAGACTGTTTGAATCCATGTTTGTAGCTGACTGTTTGGACTATACGTATTAACATTTCCACTAGCAGTGTAATTAGTACCTGAACCGTCGTTTGCAATTGCAGCATTGGTGAAACTACTATTCACCTTACCTGAACCGCCGCCGCCAGTACCGCCAGAGTATCCACCTCCACCAGAACCACCGCCGCCGCCATACCAGCCAGAACCTCCACCACCGCCGTTGTCATATAATGAGCCTCGGGCACCGCTGCCGCCAAGGGCAGCAGCTCCGGCAGTATTTGGATAGCTAGAATTTGTTAAACCAGAATACGAACCTGCAGCACCACCAGCAGTTAAAGTTCCTCCATAACCTCTGGATGTTCCAGGACTATCTCCAGATTGAGGCTTTCCTTCTTGGTTGAAACCTCCACCCTGACTATGTATGACACGAGTAACACCATCACCACCACTACCAGCACCACCAGATCCAACACATACGATTATATCGGTGTGGGGATAAGTATTGGCGTAGGTTGGGTTTACAGAATACTGATTACCATCCAGTAGCGCAACTAAACCACCTCCGCCAGATGAGCCTGCATAGTTGCCATAGAGCCCATTGCCGGAGGGGCTTAGGTTGGCCAGTCCTCCACCTACCAGTGCTCTAATGTGGTTGTTCTGTGTAGCATGATATGGTCCAGCACCACCGACTGTTAAAGTAAACTGTGCCTGACTAGATACAGTAATTTTAGCAATTCCAATACCGCCATTACCTCCATAACTATTACCTGCTGTGGCACTTGAGTAAGGCCCAGGACTACCTGAAGCTCCAATCATAGCAACGTAAAACGTGCCAGGATCTGCGGTAAATAAGATTTTATTTTCAGTGGTATTCGTTGTAGTATTGTTAGTATAGAAGAATTGCAGACCACCAAGTTCGGTTGAAGTACCACTAACTTGGCTATCTATTGTTAAAATATTCACAACGGGCTTAGCACCGGCTCCTAAGAGCATTTGCATCATTGACATTAGCTTAACCCCGCTCCAGTGATGTAGCAGGTATCAGCAGCTGTAAACAGTAAAGTAGCTACACCTCTTCCAGCCAAAGTTCTATTAGTATTAGTAGCATCAGCTGCATAGTACATGTTTGTACCCTTAGCAATGGCTAAATTATTACCACTGTTATTTACGATAGTTATAGCGTCTCCAGAGGCAAATACAGAATCAGGTACTGTTAATGTCTGACTAGCGTCTCCTGGAGTAAATTTAATATGCTTACCAGCATCACCAACGACTAATGTGTAACTAGTAGTTTTAGCGTTTTCAGGTATCTTCCTTACATCACCTTTACTATCCTCTAGCGTACCTACAACAAGTGTAGCCGCAGCATAACCTGTACCAGAGACGTCTACTGTTGTAGTTGGTGCTGCTTGATTTAATTCAAACAGTTTCCACTTACCACTATCGTTAGCATCTCTAAACAGTCCAGTATAGACATCTTGAGATCCAGTAGCATCATATAGGCCATAGAAACCAATATCTACAGTGTTTGAACTATTGTTATTCTTAGCTAGTGAGATTAGTGGATCTTCAACTGTTAAGTTAGTTGTATCAATAGTAGTTGTAGTACCGTTAACAGTTAGATTACCAGCAATAGTAACATCATTTAAACCTGTGAGATCTTTACTAGCATCTACAATAACTGCTTTACTAGCGCTTACTGTTCCTGCAGTTATACCGTCTACAAGATTTAATTCAGCTGCAGTAGATGTCACTGCTGTTGCACCTAATGTCAATTGTCCATCAGGTACGACTAATCCAGCAGCACCTGCTAAAATTAAATCATCTGCTGAAGTGTCCCACAACATGTAAGCACTAGCAGTATCTCCAAAGAATTTAACGTCATAACCAGTGTCATCAACACCAACTGTTACCGTTGCGTCAATCTGTGTTGCCCCATCAATATCTACAGAAGTAATAAATGTAGGACTAGTTAATGTAGGACTGTCTGTTGGTGCATACCTTGTTTCAGGGTTGTTAGCATGATAACTCTGCCAAGTCCAAGCACTAGCTGAAGCATCACCACTAGTATACTTAAGTTTAACAGTAATACCTGTACTGAAAGTAGGCATCGGGCTAGGAGTACCAGAGATGGTCCAAATACCGTTAGCCGCTGCAATATACTTCCAAGTTATAGTATTGTCTGTAATAGAACTACCTGTACCAGTAGGTCCACCTGATCCTGCAGATGTACCTGCTACTGTACATAAATATAGTTTACCACTATCATTAGTTCTCTGATCATTTATTTTATAAGCTGTACCGCCTGCCCAAGCAGCTGAAAGTATCTTAACTGGTAAGTCATCAGTCTCTGTTATTTCAAAGATATCATCTGCTGTTGGTGAATCAGAACCACCAAACAATGCTTGTAGTTCTGCTGCTCCTGCAATAATAGTATAAGGTAGTACACTAGACACAGCAGAAGAAGCTGAGTTAGCAGTTACCACAGCTGCATTAGCAGTCGTTACAGCACCGTTAGCAGTTGTTACCGCTCCATTAGCAGTTGTTACTGCTCCATTAGCTGTAGTAACAGCATTACCTGCTGTAGTGTTAGCAGTCGCAACTTGTGCTACTGCATAAGGAATACCTTGAGGTTTAAGTGGTCTTGCAGTAAAGTCAGCATCATCTTCATCACCTGCTGTATCTGTACCGTCACCATCTTTAATCCACCTCTTAACATCATCTGCAGCATCATCTGCCGTAGCTTTAGCAGCATCAGCGGTAGTATTAGCGGCTGTAGCACTAGTATTTGCTGTATCTACACTATCTTCTGCTTCCTGTGTTACATATAAGTTTTGAGTGAAGTTATCATTTAAGTCTGAAGAACGAATAGCGGAACCTGGGTAGAAGGTTCCAACTAGTGCGTCACTGGCTGTATCCCTGTAGACACGAATAGTATCTGCGGATACAGGAGCATCATTTAATGTAAGTCTGGTGGCATTAGTCCAAGTGTATTGACCTGGACTTGCACCTGTGGCTGTACCTTCAACTAGTTCAGTTACAACACCTGCTGAAGTAGTTTTACGTACTTTAATGTCTGACTGTTTAATATATGGGAAGGTGAAATCTTTAATTTTACTGGTGGAACTCGTATAATCCGTATAGGAGGCTGCCATGATTTCTATTTACTAAGTTTTAAAAGTTCTTGTATTTGATTTTGTGTTTGACTAGCAGCCTCAAGGTTGCCAGACTCTATTTGTTTTTTCTTGTATTTCTCTAGCAATCCTGTAGGTCTGTAATACCTGTTATCCTGTTCAAGTGCTAACCAAGCATTCTTAAAGGCAATATCGTGTACTCTATCTAACTCTTGGTGTATGAATGAACTACTAATTGGATACTCCTTTTGACTCATTTGACCACGTGCATCTACATATTTCTGTGTAAACTTACCTTTTCTATCCATCTCCATTATACGTTCTATCTGTTCTTTAAGGCCACCATACTGTGCTACATAGTTGTTTATAAAGAACCTATCACTTGCAGTTAACGGTGCTTTCGTATATTTATTCATACGATACTTATTCAAGTTATTCCATCCACTAGCAAGTAACCATTCTCTCCATGGTTCCATACCACCGTTAGATTTAAAGTAAGGTAAGAATGCATTAACTGTAGATGTCCAAGGGTCATGATAGTTTATAGGTTCACCAGTATATACATCTAGTTGATCCTTTAACTCTTCATTACCTCTAAAGAAGAATCTACTGTTGTTTTTAATATATTCACGGAAGTCATTATCCACATCTTTAAGTTGTGGTGTAACTACATTATTAAGTACATTACGTGCGCCTGACCAATAGAAAGGTACTAGTGGGTCTGTCCAACCAGCAATGAACCGTTGAGTAGTAGTGGGGTCTCCGTTAATTAAACCAACAAGAGGTCTTAAACCACTAAGGAATGTTTGATTAGTAACATTCATTGTGATAGCATACCTGAGCTTGTTAAGTATATCTTCAGTAGCTGCTTCGTCTACTCTAGTAGAATAGTAAATAGTATCTGCTGTTAATGAAAGAATTTGTTGGTAAGGTTCTAAACCTCTATAACTGTACCACTTTCCTCCAAGTCTAATACTATTAGGTTTCCACCCCATTCTTAACATATCTTGTTTTTCATGGTAATCGTGGGGACCATTACCTGTTAGGTTACCGTTGAATGCCATCAAACCTGCACCCATTACAACAGCACCACCCATCACTTGACGACCACGGTACTCATTCTTAAGTGCCATGAATGCTTCTTCACTGACTTCATTGATACCGTGTAGTTTAAGTGCTTCTTCTATTTCTAATGGGTGTTTAGCGTTAAACACTTTACGTGCTTTACCCATAGCCATACCTAAGCCACTCATTGGATTATACGACCATGCCATAGCTAAGCCGTTAATACCTGTTCTAGGGAACATAAACAGTGGTTTAAGTGCTGGTACATGTTTAATCAGATCATCTATCTTCTTAACGATAGGTTGATCTAAGTTTAAAGAAATCTCACTTGCAGCATGTTTAGCTGCTGTATCTGTTAGTAGTCCAGTTTCATCAAATGATTGACTGTATAGATGTCTTTGAAGATCATCAAAGTCTATAGGATTAATAACACCATTAGTCTTACCTAATAGTTCATCATAAGCTTTAGCTCGTGCCATACCACTAGCCATCATGGAGTTCGTAAACCCGTCAATAGCATGTAGTGCATTGATACCCCACCTGTTTATAGGTAGGTTGTTGTACCAAGAAGCAGCTTGAGCCATCTTAAGGAAGAAGAGGTTACCATATCTACCTTCAGCTTCCCATATATCTGCCATACTTTCCAGTGCTTCAAAGTTATCAGTTTGTGCAAACTTAACATCTGCTCTACCTCTAATCAATGTCTTCTCTGGATTCTTTACTGCATAATCCCATTCTTTAGCCATGTGTTGCATAGCACGTTGGAAGTTCTCAACGACACCACCATAGGTATACAGTGCTCTTTTGATTGTAGCAGCACTACTAGTGACACTACCTGTACGTGCAAGTTCACCTACACCTTCAAATGCGGAACCAGCCAACATTGAAATAGGTTTACCTATAGTCATAGCTGAGTTACCAGCAAAGGCACGGATAGGTGCTAAACCATTAAGTAGACTGTTATAACGTATACCATGTAAACCTTGTGCAAATAGACTAGGTGTACTTGGATCCATGTCTACAAATAACTTAGTCCAACTAACGTTCTTTTCAGCCCACCTATTCAACTTAATGATGTCATCTACATTACCATCTGTAATATCGAATGCCTTTACAAATGGTTTAAGTAGTTCAGGGTTTTCACTGTTAATCTGTTTTAGTGTATTAGTCAGTTCGTCAGTTTGAGTATGTATTTTAGCATAGTCATCTTCAAACTTCTCTAAAAGATCTACTAGTTTCTGAGTAACGTTAGGACTAGGATCCTTAACCATATCTAAGAGTTGACCTTGGTAACCCCAAAGATACCTATTAGCTCGTGTCTCCTTAGCAACAACTGCAAGGTTATCAATTAGTAGTTCTTGTTGACGACGACTATCTAGTACACCATCTAAAACTTGTGCAGCTCTAGATGCGTCTGTTACGTTATCTGCTGCTTGTTGTGTAGCGAGTGCTGAAGCTCTGATCTTCTGTGGATCGTAGAGGTTATTAAAGACTTCTCTGAATGCCAGAGAGTATGTAATAAACTCTTCGTCACCTAGGAACTCTTGACCTAAAGTAACTTTAGACTTAAGTACATTCATTGCTTCTGCTAAAGACTCAGTATCTAGATTATATATCTCTAGTACTTTATGGTCTACAGCAGCCTTAAGATCTTCAGGTGTAGCTTTCCACTTTCCTTCAATCAACCATTCAACACTTTCAGAAGGTGACATAGCAGCCACTAATTCTTCTAAGAAGTCACCACGTTCTGAACCTGACATACCACTTACTAGTTTCCTCAAACCAGAGGTAGGCAGAGCGGCTCTGGCTCGTCCATTAGTGGTGTTCATGTCATTCAGTATCCTATGATGATCTACCATAGCTCCTAGGGTATCTGCGGGACCATTTCCAGATTGGGCACGTGCTTGTGCTTCTGCAGGATCATGGATAATTGGATCGTATTCACCTTGATTAGTCTGTACTCTTTCTGTAGCTTCAGTTAGTAAACCATTCTCTCTTGCTTTAGCTGCTTCATCTAGGTTCTTAGTAAGTGGATCGAATGCCATCTCATCAACTTCAACCTTAGCTCGTTCTGCAACTAGTTCAGCTAACCGTAGTTCTTCTGCTTCACCTAGTTCATCGAGTAGGCCTAGTTGTTCAATTTGATCATCAATCTCTTTAATAGCAGGACTTACTGTCTCTTGTGTAATTTGATCAGCATTCCTAATTAAACCTTCAACAGCTTCTTCTGTCTGTGGTATTGCTACAAGTCCAGGATCCCATTCAACCATAGAACCTGGTGCAACTTGACCACTGTGTAGCTCACTTCTATTCAAGTCAAAGTTATGTAACCATGACTGTTTATCAATAAATCTATCTGCATGTCTGTTCTTCAGGATAGTCCTCAATGAGAAAGCACCTTGTACTAATTCAACAGCACCAGCCATACCTAAGTTTTCCATTAGGTTATACCACCTTCTTTCGTCGGGACCAGCACCTTCTCTTGTAGCCCAAGGTAGACTCCAACCAAAAGTATCATTCAATGCCTTAGCTGCGTTCTCATCATCAGCAGACGTAGAGGATGCAACAATACCTGTGTCAAGACCTAGACGTGCTGCAATAGCACCTGTGGTTTTAACAGCAGCAGGTAGTCCCATTGCCCAAGGTGAGTTAGCAAGTGCAGGTAAGACAACTTGTGGTGCCATTATAGAAGGTAACACAACACCAGATAGTTTCCTTACTGTGTGTGATACAGCATTATCTGATTGAGGGTTCTTATCGTGCCAGAAGTCTTTAATTGGATCGGTGATACCACCAGTAATTAAAGACGCTGCACCCAAACCTGTATCAACTAAACCTTGTGTAACAGGCATAGTTGCTTCTTTAACACCTTCTAGACCAGAGAACGGTGTCTCATATCCAGTGATACCAGTGTTAAGTAGGTTTGCATTCTTCCGTTCTTCAGCCATATTGATTAAGTCTTCTTCAGTCAATCCTTGACTTTCTACCCACTGTAGAAAGTTAGGATCATCTGATATAAGACTTGCAGCTCTAGGTATCTTTAAAGCTTCTTCAGCTGCTTCTGATGCACCAGGTACAAAGTCAGGACCAGCTTTATCTACTTCTGAAGGTGTATGTAGGGATAGTTCTTCATCCCTCCGCATCTCATCTTCTACTGCTAGTTCATCAATAGCTGCTTGAAATGGTGTATATGTCATATCACCCTACCTCTTTGTGATTTAAGTTGTGGGTTACTAGGCATATATGGGTACCCAGGTGCTTGACTCCTCATACGTTTATGTGCTTCTAACATTTGAATAAATCTATCCCATGTTTCTCCAGCTGCATTGCCACTTGCATATTGATCTTGATAGGTTTTATTATGTGAACCAGCTGGTAAACCACGCCATTGACCTGCTAATTTATTAGCGAAAGTACTTGTAGGTAATTGACCGTTCATCCAAGCTTTATACCCACTTCCGTTAATCAGTAGAATGGCTAGTCTCTCTTGGTTCTCTTTATTAAAGAGGTCTGTATAAGGATCCAAAGGGGGATCAAGCGCTCTTGCTCTATCAAATAAGTATCCCGGCATCTGCTGGTAAGCGCCCATAGCTCCAGATCCTGCAGAATTCATAGCTACTCTATGTGCTTCAGCTATTGTCATCTGGTCAAGTCCTGGTGTAGCACCTACTGTATTTAATACATTATAACCACCAACAGCTTCTACACTCTGAATAAAGTTTAGAATATCAGCATAAGTTCCACTAGCACCTAGATTACGCCAAGCACCAGATGGTGCATCTTGAGGTATCATTCCTGGTGTATGACTAGCTGGCATAACACCTTTTGCATATCCATATGGTTTACCACTTCCAAGCCAATCTTTCGTTTGAGTCTGGACACCACTAGTACCATCTATGAAACTTCGTATATGTGCTCCAGCACGATTTATCTCTTCGGTAGTTGTAATTACTGACTCTGGTATTGTTATGTTTGGGTATAGCACTTTTATTTGGTTCCTAAATAGTTCAGTTAGTGGCATATTATGCTTCTTAGCTACCTCTACTAAGTAAGGCATCTGAGTAGCATATCCTAGGATCTCTTGTTGAGTTACTGCTCCACCACTCTTAGTCCATGCTGCAGCGAATGTATCGATCCTGGCCCGATCACTACTCGTACCGAAAAATAATTTATCAGTTCTATTATTGTCAACAAGTTCTTTATTCCTTAGGTTTCGTTTTACCTCGTTATGTGTAAGAGGGTCTACTGTTCCATCAGGTCTAGTGAATTCCCAGAGCCCAGGACTTTTTTTATTTTCTTGTAAAGTACCAAACAAGGCTGTTGCAGCTTTACTTTCTTGTACATTTTTATCAGCCTCCTGTACAAGCCTCACCATTGATTCTTGTGGATTATTTTGATATTCTAGATTATCCCTATATAACCTATGTATCTCAGTTTCTAACAAGTACTGGTAATGACTGATAGCACCGTCTGAATAAAGCCCACCTGATTCTAATTCAGTCAGTGGTACACCACCAGTTTTTTCTCTGGCAAGGATATCAGTAGAAGCCTTTGCTCTAGATTTCGTTAAAGCGTCAAGACCTGGCATCTTTAACTTCTTCTCAAGTTTTCTTGTATCAGCTTGTGGAAGTATCTTGGCTTCACTAAGCATACTCTCAATATCACTTCGTTGAGATTTCGGGAGCTGATGCCATATTCCTGATTCAGTTAGGTCTTTTTCAATTTGTCCTGCCATAGCAGCACTAGGCTCTTCAGCAAGTTTAATGGCAACTTGTTGCGTCAGCTGTCTACCACTTAACGCAATCGCTTGCTCCTCTCTTTTAAGAATCTGGTGTGAGTAATTTATTGCAACGTTCTTAATATGTTTTAATTTATTGGTGATGTCATTTTCTACACCACCAGATGCTTTCGGTAGTCCTAACTTGGGGTTAAGAGATGTTCTTCTAAGCATAGTGTAGATTGCTTCGATATCATCGTCCTGCATACGTCCATCACGTGCAAGCAATAACCATGTAGCAGCCATCTCTTCGTGTGCAGCAGTTCTATCACCATTGTTAGCTATTATTCTATCAGTGTATATTTTTTCTAAGTTCGCTTGATTTGGTGTGTTTGCGAATAGAACATCCCACGTTCCCAGTTGCCTGTTGTCTTCAATTTTTCGAGCTCTTTTATCTTGACGAGAATGGAAGAGCTTGTACAGTTGATCCTTTATTTTCTTTTCTTGTGGTGCTATCTGACTATACTTGATATAGGCAGGCATACCCCACAAGTAATCTTCACCAAAAGTTTCATTACGACTAGCAGTTACAGTACCGTCCACTTTTTGTTGGTACGTATCGAGATCGTTAATAAACTGACCTTCCTCACTATACCATTGAAGCATCGTTTGATGCAGCTGGTCCATGCCATTCGTGGCAGCTACTTCATTAGAAACTCTTGTGTACGCACCTGTACCATCTTCTAACAGTCTTACAATATCATCGTCTGTAATCACATGACCCTTCCCAGTCGCCACACCTCTTATCGTATTGAGGTGGGCTTCAAGAGCTACTTCATCATTACGTAAGGCTGCATATGTGGTACGCCAATCGTTTAATTCTGCAGACGTTGCATCTAACTTATACATCGTTTCCTGGGCAGCTTCACCGGCAGCCTTATCTAGTCCTGCCTGGTGTGCTTGTACAGCCCCTACAATCTGAGGTACAGCTTTAGCTAGTGCTGGTCCTAACTTCTCTAAAAGATTTTTATCTGGTGGTCTACTTGCATTTTGCTTGTATTCAATCTGTGCAGACTGAACTCTATTATCTAGTTCTTTTTGTTCAGCCTTCGCTATCCTTGCTTTGTTTTTCTCAGAGAAGCGGTAGTTCTCTTTTATGTTATCTAGTGTAACTTTATCGGCGTGTAGCTTGCTTTCTAACCATGCTCGACTCCGTTCTTTATCAGCCTTAGCTACGGCTTCGATACTGGCTACTTTTTGTTTACCTTGTTCTTGAATACGATTCAGTACTTTAGCTACTGGTATTTCAACTTGGTATGCTTTGAAACCCCGTGGGGCACTTTCTGCGTACAGTTTACTTGTCATTGTTTTAATTTTATCCGAAAAGGGCACTACCTATCATACTTGCACCCATCATTATTGCACCTGGTACTTGAGTTGGCCCTGGAATTGAAGCCATAACACTACCAGCTGTAGCTAATGCACTCATAGCCATTTGACCTCCTGACATTTGACCACCTCCTCCACCTGAAGGACCTGGTCCCATACCAGAACCCCATGTTGGAGCACGCTGTCTTACTGGTAACATTGAGTCTACAATAACTGATCGAGGTGTTTCAAGTGGTCTTGGTATAGGTATAGGAGGTGATGGTTTCATCATTCTATTAGCGTCTGCCTTTAGATTCGCTCCGTATTCATCTAAACCTATCTTTTTAGTAGCTCTAGTGTAAGCTTCACCGATACTTAGTTTAGACTGTTCCCACTGTTCCTTCTGTAAAGATCTCTCAGCTTCTATACCATATCTAGCTTGGTTGTACTGCTGGTCGTTAGCCATCAGTTGAGACTTTAACTGTGCAGTTGCACGTCCAGCTTCTGCAACTAATGATTGATATTGTTTATTCGCTGATCTACCTACTCTACCTCTAGCTCTTACTTTACCTTCACCTTGGACCTGTTTTACCATTAAGTCTTGTAGTTTGAAGGCACTCTCAGCTCGTGAAGCTTGTAACTTCATACCACTTTCTGCACGCTTCATATCAGTGGCTAACTCTTGAGCTGCCCCTTGGTAAGCTAATGCAAAGTAACGTTCTTTTGTTACAGCAGCTTCTTGCTCGTAAGCCATATCAGCTGCTTTTGTATTATACGCTATTTGAGCTTCGTAGAATCGTTCAGACCTATTATAAGCCTTTACTTGTGCATTATACTGTGCCTCCTGCATCTGGCTTTGGTAATCCCATTGTCTTATGGCACTCCTATCTTTCCATCGTGCAGCAGTTTCTTCGTTGTGACGTTTAGCCTGATTGATTAAAACACCTTGGTTGTAATCACGTCCAGCCGCTTCCCAGATATCGTTATCTTGATTCGTGGCGGCTTCATGTTGGAGGTCAGCAACCTCAGCCCAGTCGGGA